CAAGGGCGTCTTCGCCAAACTTGTCCGCGGCTTGCAGGACGGTCAGTTCCAACTCTCTAAAGACGGTGTCAATTAGTCCCTCGTCGTTCTCGGCCAGTGAGTAGGTGCCGATGTCGAACTTGTGGAAGACCAGCGGGTGCGAGATGCCCGATTCGACGAACATGCAGTAACTGCCGAAAACGCTGTCGTCGTAGTAGAGTTCGTGGATCTCGGTGTAGAGATTGCTGGTGGCCAAAAGCAACTGGGTCATCTCGCTGCACTTGGCATACCACTGCTTGGCCTTGTCGCTGTTGACCCCCTTGGGCGGCTCGTAAACAAACCAGCGGCTGTCAGCGGGCGTGATGTAGGCAAGCTGCCCATTGGCCAGCGTGGCCGCGGCTTGGACGGCGCTCGTATCGAAAAGGACATCGTAGCGCGAGCTATCCGGCACGCTGCGCTTGGCGCTGATTTCGGCCTTGCGCGGCAAGAAGTATTCGGCCAACTCCTGCCAGTGCGTATCCCATGAGGCCCGCTCGGAACCCAAATCTTGGTTGCGAGCAAGAACCCAGTCAGCGAGTTGTACGTTGTCCTTCATTTACCAGAGGTCAGCATCGTGAGTCGCCGCGATAAGCAGCATGATGCCGGTCGAGACAACGGCGAGGTGGTAGACGAGCGGTTCCATGTGTTTATCCAAGAAGACTGCGCCCACCCAGTCGCCCGCCGCCGGTCGCGGGGTTGTAGCCTCCGGTGTTGCCCGCCAAAAGACTGCCGCGGGAAGAGGAGCGGCGCACGCGCTTGTCATCCTGCTCGGCCCCCTTGCTAAAATCCTGCGCTTCGGGAGGGGCCATGACTTGGGTGCGCTCGGCACTTTCCTGTATTTCGCGGATTTTCGCTGCTTGCTCGGCAAGAAGACGATTGTATTCGGCCACTTGCGCGTCGTAGGCGGCTTGTTGCGCCGCCGCCTGCTGCTGCACTTGCGCTTGGTAGGCCGCTTGTTGCTGGGCGGCGGCTGCTGTTTGCCGCGCAGCTTCGCGCTCGGCGGCTTCTTGCCGCGAGCTTTTGCCAGTCGCGTTGTAAGAACGACCGACATTGACTTCTGGCATGCCCCAGCCCATTAGCCCAAAAGACTGTTACCCGTCACGGGATTGGTGTAGCCGCCGGTTTCACCGGCTATCACCGATTTAAGGATTCCGTCGCGCCGCGCCGCGGATTGGCGGGCCTGCATCTGGGCATCGCTCACGCTTTGATCAACCCTCTCTGGCGGCGGGGGGGCGGCGGTAGGAGCGGTTTGCGTCAAGGCGGGCATTTCCGGCATTTTGAACTCCGGCATGGCGGGCATTTTAAACTCCGGCATGGCGGGCATGGGCGGTGCGCTTTGCCGTCCACCGCCTCCGAAGTGTCGGCGGCATAGGACGTCAATCTTGGACGAGTTGTAGAATCGCATATTTTTGGATGAGTTTGTCGGTCGAAAAGAAAGTCAGCGGATGCCCGCTCCTCTCCCATGCGATGAGCGGAAGATAAAAGGGGATGTGGCGCAATAGTTTTTTGACTAAACCCTGCAAGCCTTGGTCGTGCGCGAGCGCAAAAGCGTACACATACCACGCATCCCAGTCCTTGCGCTCAAAGCTGCACCAGACGTCGTTGATCATTTCCTGTGGCGCTTCGCTGCACACCGGCCTGCCCATGAGAAGATACTCCGGCGTCGAGAAAAAATACCCATGCGACAAGTGTGCCAGCATGTCTTCCTCAAACGTCCGCGGGGAATCCGCGGTGTAGAGCATCTTGCACTTTTCGATGGGCGTCATCGTCTCACGATTGTCCTGCGGGTGAAGTCGAGTTCGCGGATACCGGTTGTCACTACGGTGGGGCGCGGCTTGGCAAAGCCGGTCTTGAGCATCCCTGCCATCTCGGCCTCGGCTATCATGCGGAGCGCATCCGCGGCGTGGCTGGCCCAGTTATGCACCGGCTCGTTGACCACGATGCCGGTCGCGCTGCTGCGCTTGTAGGCGTAGTTGGCCAAGGCATCGAGGCCACGCTCGCAGGCAGGCAGGCGGAACGAGAACCGCGGGAACATTTGCAGACAGGCATTGATGCCGATCCAGATGTCATGCGTCCTTGGCAAGACGCGCACGTTAGCCAGTCCTGCCTCGGTATACACTTGGGCGTCGGCCTTGCCGGAGGTTCTGGTCGCCGCGGCATCGTGCGGCAGGAAGTGCGCCCCGTAGCTGTAACCCTTGGCCAGCATGTGACCGACGCGCTGGACAGGCGTCATGTCCAGATCCATGTCGCAGTCGATCACGCGCACCTCGTTGCCGCCGATCACTTGGAAATACCAGACCACCGTATTGACCGGACTGCCCAGATCCCACGCGGTGTGGACGAGTGTGCTGTTGTCGGTCTTGAAGGCGCTGATCGCACCGGAGGCGCGGAGCTTGTCCAGTTCGCCCGCGTAGATTGCGCCCTCGACCGGACTCTTGAAACACTCGTCCAAGGTGGTGGGGAACTCGCGGAAGATAAAAAGCCCAAGGTCGCGGGACTGCCGGTCATACCACAGGCGCTGTTGCGGGCTGAACGTGTGGCCGGTCGTCTGCTCCATGTTGTCCAAGTATTGACTGATCGCTGGACTGATCGTGGACACATCGCCCTCGACAACGTAGGTCGGATCTTTCCACCACGGGAAGAAGACCACGCGCCAGTCCTTGTCCGTCTTGGCCGCTTCCGGCGTCTCCAGCGCCCCCTTGACGATCTCCCATAGGTGGCCCCCTCGCCCGCCCTTCCAAGTGGTTTCAATGATGATCCGGCCATGCTCGGCGCTGGGGATCGCGCCGGTCAGAATCTCCTCACTGCGCCGCGGGTCGTCCGCTTGGATGACGCCCCACTCGGAGAGGTGCAGCCAGTTGTTGGTGCCGCCACGCGCTCGCAGACCGGCAAAGAACGACGACGCGGCCTCTCCGGCCACGCTGACCTCAAGGATGGAACCGGAGTCACGCACCTTCTCGATGCACTGCAAGGCGACCGGAGGGAGGTTGTCCAAGGCGACCTTGGCAATGGTGGCCAACTTGCGCTCGGCATCTGCCGCGGTCTGATCGACAAGCGAGCATTGTGTGCCAGCGTTCCACAGCATCTGGTCGGTCAGCAGGACGTCGAGCGCGGTGGACATGCCCAGACGGCGGGCCTTCAAGATAATGAGGCGCTTGACGCCTTCCTTGAACAGCATGTCGTACACCCGCTGCTGCTCCGGCCTCGGCGCAAACTTGATGATGCGCCCGTCGCTCGCCTGCTTGATGTGGTAGAGGTTGCGAAGCCTCCAAAGCGGGTTGGCCAAGTCGTCGGTTGTCACGCCGGTTTGTCGCTGGCTTTCACGATTCCGCGGAAGACGCCAACAAACTCGTCGGTGAGGTCATGCTTCACCTCCTGCTTCTCGGCCTCGGCCAGACCCAGCAGCTTGACCAGTTCGCGGACGGCTCCGGTCGCGGCGCTGCAATCCTCGCGGGCGTAGGCTTTGTCGTGGATCTTCTCCAGCTTGTCCGCGGCGCGGGCAATCATGGTTTCCTTCTGCTTCATGCGCGTCTCGCGGGCGATGGGATTGGCCCGTTCGATCAACCTTTCCGCGGTGCGCTTGCAGACTTTCCATTCACCGACAATAGCCGACACAAGTTCAGAGTAGCGGCGACCCTCTAAAACCCAGTCGGCCACCACGCTCACGCGGTGTTCCATTTCGCTGTCGGAAGTGATTGGCATGGGTCTTTTCTACTCTGATGGTCAAACTAAAACATTGACCGCTTGGTCGTTTGGTTTCCTTAAATATCCTTCCTTACTTGGTTTCGCTCCTGCTGTGATCGGCAATAAATACTTCGCTTCGTGTTCGGCGTCCCGCGGTGTGGCTAAATGAAACTTCCCGCATCGCCAGCAATGGTAAACGCGCATGTCCGGCTTAAACTCCTTCGCCTCCTGTTGCGTCTCAAACCATCGCTTGTTGACGCAATTCTTCTTCCGTCGCCTGCGCCCGCGTTTGCTCATGGCGGGCGTCCGCATGATCGCGTTGCCCATGATGAGGTTGGCTAATTCCTCCGCGGCGTAGTGCCGGTAGCCGTCGCACAAGGTCACCATGAGTATTCCCTCGGTGCGATGAGTTTGAACTCGCTCACCGGAATGTGGACGACGGGTTCCTTGTCTGGTTCCCAGCGCACCTTGTTCGGAATCATGTAGCCCACCGGATACGGCTTGCGCTGGATCATCATGTAGTGAATGCCTTCCAGCCACTCGACGCAAAAGGCGACCGGCAAGAGGTCGGTCATCTGCATGGCGTGGACGTATTTTTGGGCGCTCCATGTCAGCGTGTTGTATTTGTTAATCGAGAGCAGTTCGCCGTCCTTGTCCTTGCGCTGACGGGCCTCGGCAAACGCCACAGCCCGCCCATTCCGAAACAGCACAGCATCCACGCAATAGGCTTTAGAGCATGGCGCGGCCTCGCACTTAAACGCCTCGGCGGCGGTGCGGATGATCCGCTCCTCCACCTCGCGGTGCTGTGCTGTTTCAAACAGAGGCATCAGAAGGGTATATCGTCCGAATCTGCCTCGTCAGTGACCCGCGGTGCCGCCGGTTTCCGTGCGTTGTAGTCGGTCTTCTCCTTGGGTTTCCAA